ATAAACATATGATTTACGATACACCAGATAAAACAAGAGATATTGTTGGGTTGGAAGGATACAATTATTTTCTTCCATCATCATATATTCCAACCATCAAACCATCGGATTATGAATATGGTTATATAACTAGATATTTTGTTGGTAATATCAACTATTCTAATATAAATGAAACCAATGCTAGAGACTACAACATGACTGATTCCAGTTTTTTCAAAAAGACCAAAATAACTTGGAAAGTGTCTGGTACTGAGTTTAATGTGTACAAAGGAAAAATGCTTGAATCAACAGGCGTTGTAGACTACAATATTCTCAGAATAAATCAATCAGCTCAAGTGTTTCCTCAGATATCGACTATATTAAATAATCCAAGACAATTTTGGCGTGGATTTTAATTGACATTCTAGAACATTTGTGTAAATGTTGTAGTGTGCATCTATCTAATCAAATATATCTAAAGTTTATAACTCAAAACACCAATAAGCATATTGCGTGTGATAAAGTTATTGCTGCATTTGTTTATGATTATATTACCAAAGAAAAGTATTACTTTAACTTTACACACCCAGATGTAAATGTTGATAGTACTTATGATAACTTTGTAAAGTTACTAAAAAAGACAGACCGAGAGATATATGTAAACAATAAGAAGAGATACAAGTATTTTCTTGGGGATTGTAATTTGATTGATGTAAATCTATTCAGTTTCTTAAAAGACAATGAAGTACTTGTTAAAGAAGAATCAGATGCGTATTTTGCTATTAAGATTCGAACTGGAGATATTAATCAGTTCAATGTGATATATCCATATGCAAATCATCAACGTGATTTTGATCAAGAACTTATTCATGTAGAAAGTCTAAATGTTGAAAACAAAGACTCTTATTGCTTTAAATTCTTCAATAACATCATTTCAGATACATTGTATGAGGTTGAAAAGAATGGTTTGAAATTAGATACAACCATTTTCAAAAACTACTTCAAAGCAAAAACACACAACAAGTTTGTATATACAGAGTATAACATATATAACCCTACAGGTAGACCTAGTAATCACTTTGATAGTGTTAATTATGTTGCACTAAACAAAGAGGATGGTTGTAGAAAGAGTTTTATATCCAGATATGATGATGGATATCTGATGATGGTAGACTTTACTGGATTTCATCCTTATATTGTGGCTAATCTTATTGATTATAAGGTTCCCGACACAGAAACCATTTATGAACATCTGGCTAAACAATATTACAATATTGACCAAGTTGATTCAGAATTGATGTCAAAATCTAAGAAACTCACGATGGTTAACTTGTACGGTCAGATTAAAGATCAATATCTAAACATTCCGTTTTTTGCAAAAACCGATGAATTAAAGAACAAGTATTGGGAAATGTTTGAAAAAAAGGGATATGTTTCTACTCCGATTTATAAACGGAAAATCACATCAAAACACATCAGTGATCCTAATAAAAACAAGTTATTTGCATATATTATTCAGGCTACAGAAACCGAATATGGATTGAATAGCTTGGGTAATGTATTAAAATATGTAACTGATAAGAAGATTGTACCAATATTGTATGTATACGATTCTATTGTATTTGATGTAAGTCCAGAGGTTGATGAACACACAATACAAGATGTTATTGACATAATTAAGAATAAAAAGTTCAAAGTTAAGGTATATACTGGAAATAATTACAACGATTTGAAATTACGTTGATTTTAATTATATTTATAATAGATGAACTTTAGATCTATTGTAAATGATATTTGTTGTGATTCCCGTATAAAAGATGGTGTTCTCAGATTAGAGAACCCAGATCATGTTTTTATTGTGCAGGAGTATTTGGAAAAAGCTGGTTACGCTCTTAACGAGATTGTTGATAAGACCGCTAATTTATTTGAAGCTGGTAGATTTCCTGATCGTCAGGCTTATAATAAAGATGGTATACTAGTAACATTTCCAAGCAAAGAGTACAGAGATCGTGCTGTAAATAAGGGTACACACTTTGCGGAAAATCCAAAGAAGGCTCAAGCAAACATATTTTCTGCGCCGGGAGATTTATCATCAGTTGGTGCTACTGAAGAAAAACCAAAAGAAAAACCTGACACTATATCAGTAGATAAAGAAGTTCAAAAAGGTGTAGAGGCCGATGATAGAGTTGATAATAGAACTCCGAAAGAAAAACAACAAGATGCCGTTGCAAATATTGCAATATTGCAAGGACAAACCCCATTGGTTAATTATAGTGTAGATGAAGCTATAAAGTATGGGTTTTATAAAAAAGGAATGATTTGGTTTAATACCGAAGGTCAGTTAATCGGAGAACAAGTATTTGATGAATATACTAAATCTCCAATTATACAATCAATCATAAAAGAAAATGCAGAGGATATAGAGGATGCTATTGTAAATGCTTTATACAATAGAGGATATCCATATGACAAAGATATTGAAAATGTAGCTAAAAAAGTTGCTAATTCTATAAAACCAATTGTTGGTCAATTAAAAAATGCACAACGTGTTGGTAGAGAAACTGCAAACTTAAGTGAGTTCTGGAGATCTTATAACGCAACCGATAACACTCCTAAAACTGACGTTATTATCAATGATTTTAAATCGTCTGTTAAATATGGTCCATCTCAACTAATGTCTGGTGGTAAAAATGAATCTTTGGCTACGTTTATGGCCGCTGTTGATTCAACTCCATCAGTAGACGCAGAAATTATTAAAAATGCAACCGGAATGTTAAACAACTTTGTTTCAGTCACTAGAACGGTAGAAGGTGGTGTTGAAGATTTGTTAAGAAAAAAACCATCTGATATTAAATCTGAATTAGAAAAGAAGGTGAAAATAATTGCGGATGCAGGCGATAAAGCTCATAAAGATTTAATGTTATATTTAGATACAGTGTTTAGTCAAAACCAAGCATTTAAACATTCTTTTGTAAGAGAGGCTATGACTGGAGAACACAAATTTTCAAATGGATCATTTGCGATTGCAAATTATATTTTATCGGTATCTAAGAATGGTGAATCAATTTATTTCAACCAAATCAATGACACGGTTGTCAATAGCGTAGCTAATTCAACAAAAGTTTCGGTAAGATTCAAATCAACTTCTGTTAAAAAGAAGGGTGAAAAAACAGGAGAGTATAACTTCTGGAGTGTAGTAGGTTTAATAGTTAAAGACTACAAGGAAAAGTATACAAAAATAAATGAATTATTAAATTCTGGTGATGTATTGACTGAAGGAATTGTTGATCAAGTTAAATTGTTTTTGCAAAATGTCTGGAAGTTTATCACAGATATTTATGAAAAGATTATTACATATATAAAACAAGGGTTTGAATATGTAATTGATTTCTTTGGTGTTGATTTACAAAATGAAGATATATTTGTTAATGGAATTGCTGGTGGTAATAACATAAATATAGATTTTTCTAAGATACTGAATGACAACACACCCGTATCTGAATAGACAAATATGAACGAACAAAAACAACTACTCTGTACATTTACAGATAGTCAAAAATATCAATCCGCAATACAAGGAGTCCAACAAACGTACACGTTGATAGATAATCGTATATTTGTTTTTGCTAATGAAAAGAATCTTCGGGAAATATATTTGACTTTCAATATTGTCAAGGACTTTAATAACAAATTAAAGTATCCCGGTACAATTGGTGTGCATAGAAAAAAACAAACAAACACTCTGTATACTCTTAATGCGATGAATAAATTAATTGCTGATGAGAACAATGGTGTGTTCGATAAAAACTTTCAATTGAGTTGGGATTTATACAAAGATAGTATCATTTTAACCAATGAAATCGGGGTTAAAATCGTTCCATTAAAATTATTTAATATCGTTTCTATTTGATATATATTACATGACGCTTGACATTGCTTTGTACCTAGTATAGAGTGATTCAAGTTGGTTACATCTTGATTTAAGTGAATTAAGAATTAACTAATTATCAATTAAACAATTAATAAATAAATAATTATGGGACTAGACATTAGTAAGCTAAAGAGCCGTTTGAACTCACTTTCAAACACAAACCAGAAATCCAACCTAATTTGGAAGCCAAAGCCTGGTAAGCAAGTTGTTCGTATTGTACCTTACAAGTATTCCCCTGAGAATCCATTTATCGAACTTAAGTTTCACTATAACCTAAATGGTAAGAGTTATTTGAGTCCAGATAGTTTTGGTCGTCCAGATCCAATCGTTGAGTTTTCAAATCGTTTGAAGAAGACCGGCGATAAGGAAGAGTGGAAGATGGGTAAGAAGATGGAACCCAAGATGCGTACATTCGCTCCTGTCATCGTTCGTGGTGAAGAAGGAGAAGGTGTAAAGTTCTGGGGATTTGGAAAGCAAGTCTATCAAGAGCTTCTAAGCATCATCAGCGATCCTGACTTCGGTGATATTACCGATCTCACATCAGGTCGTGACATTGTTGTGGAATTCAAGACTGGTGATGAATCAGGCAAGAGTTTCCCAGAAACCAACATTCGTGTTAAACCAAATACAAGTGTTGCTGTAGATCCAACCAATTCAAGTCTACTTGATGCTCTCAAGTCTCAAGTTAACATTATGGATCTATTCCCAGAACTATCCTATGAAGAACTCAAGGATGTTATGGATAAGTGGTTGAATCCTGACGAAACCACTGCTGATCCTGCTGTAACAGCTACAGCAACGGACTCAGATGATGAAGCTCCGTTTCCAACCGCAGCTAAGACCGCAACAGCACCAAAGGCCGCTGTAACAGCATCTCCAACCGCAGTTAAAGCTAAGGCTGGATCAAGTGATGATGTTAACAAGGCATTTGATGATTTGTTTAACTCCTAAAAAATAAAAATAAGCCGGTGGAGTTTTTATACCCCACCGGCTTTCTAGTTATATACGTTATGGCAAAGAAAACAACAGAAAAAGATGATCTGCTAGAAAGATTGGCAGATGAACTCAACAAATCCAATAAAGAAGGTGGTAAAGTTGCGTTCTTTTTGGATGAACAAGAAGATCCATCAACAATTAGTGATTGGGTAAGCACTGGTTCATCAATGCTTGATTTAGCGATTAGTAATCGTCCTCACGGCGGTTTGCCAGTGGGACGTATCGTTGAATTAACAGGCCTTGAAGGAACTGGAAAAAGTTTGGTCTGTGCGCACATTGTTGCAGATACTCAACGAAAGGGTGGTAAAGCACTATTCATTGACACAGAAAACTCTGAATCCAGAGAATTCTGGAAGAGTTTGGGAGTTGACTTGGCTAAAAGCAAGTTAATGTATTCTCAAGCTGAGACTGTAGAAGATATCTTCGACAGAATTGAAAAAGCAATTACGTTTATCCGTAAGGATTATCCAGATTTGCTATTAACAATTATTGTTGATTCTGTCGCAGCTGCTTCTACAAAAGCAGAACTAGAAAGTGATCATGGTAAGGATGGTTATGCTACTGGTAAGTCAATTATTATTAGCAAAGCAATGCGTAAGATTACCAACATGATTGGTCGTCAAAAGGTATTGTTGATCTTTACTAATCAGTTACGTCAAAATCTAAATGCTATGGCATTTGGTGACAAGTATGTAGTAAGTGGTGGTAAGGCTCTAGCTTATCATTGCAGTGTTCGTGTACGTTTGAACAATACAGGCAAACTAAAGAAGGGTGAAGTTGTCATTGGTAACGAGTGTAAAGCCGTTGTGATTAAGAATCGTATGGGTCCACCACAACGTCAGGCTGCATTTGATATCTATTATGACAGCGGAATTGCCGACTTTAGTAGTTGGATTAAAGTTATGAAAGATGCTAATCTTGTAAAACAGGGTGGTGCATATTACACGTATCAAAAGTCTGATGGTACTGAATGGAGATTCCAATCAAAGGATTTCATTTCAACATTACAATCAGATCCAAATCTAAAGGAAGAAATTTACTTGAAGATTTGTGATGCATGTGTCATGAAGTACAAAGATCCAAACAGCCAAATCGTTGAAGATGCACAAGTATCTACAGACGAAGGCGATGCTGGCGAAGAATAATGAGTGGATTCACTTCCAGTGAAAAACAAAGACTGTTCTCTCTTTTTGAGAACGTAAAAGGGGGTGTCGGTGATAGTGGTATTCAAAAAACTACTAACTCCGACATCCTCTTAGTCGATGGATTAAATACTTTCATTCGTTCGTTTATGGCGGTGCCATCGATGAATGATGATGGAATGCATACCGGAGGAATTGCTGGCTTCCTCAAGAGTATTGGTTATGCTATTAAATTAATTAATCCAACTAGAGTAATTGTCGTATTTGATGGATCGGGTGGTTCACAAAAACGTCGTAAGATTTATCCCGATTACAAAAAGGGACGTAAGACAAAAATCAAGTTCAACAGAACATATGAAGAATTGAGTTCATCTGAACTTGAACAGAAAAATCTTCAAATCGAATTGATGCGTTTGGTTAGTTATCTTGAAGTATTACCAGTAACTGTAATGGCTATTGATAATATTGAAGCTGACGATACTATTGCATATTTGGCTGAAGATACGTTCAAGGACAGCAACGTAACTATCATGTCTACAGACAAAGACTTTCTACAATTGGCAAGCGAAAGAGTTAAGATCTGGAGTCCTGTCAAAAAGAAAATCTTTGGGTGCAAAGAAATTGTAGATGAATATGGTATTACATGCAATAACTTTATCTTTTACAGAGTCTTGGAGGGAGACGTTAGTGATAACATTCCTGGCATTGATGGCGTTGGAATAAAGCGAGTTCTTCAGGCATATCCATTTTTGGCTGACGATAAACAAGTAACATTGCAAGAGATCTATAATTACTCTGAAAATTACAAGAGTAAGTATAAAATCTATGAACGTGTACTAGATAACAAACTCTTAATTGAACGTAATTATGAATTGATGCAATTAAAAGCTACAAGCATTCAATCATTTACGCAGCTAAGAATTGAGGAGATAATTAAAAAACAAGTTCCTAAGATTGATAAGATGACATTCAGCAGACTTATCACTGAGGATAAAATGTGGAATAACCTACCAAACTATATGGTATGGTTGAATGAAACTTGGGGCAAACTCAATAGTTTCGTATTGTAAGATCGATAGTTTATAAAATAAGTTGGATTCTACACACTTCGGTGTAGACTAATGGTGTCGTATTAACAAAACATAGAAAGAATATATCATGAGCGAAAAGCATATTATTGACAACTTGAAGAAGTTTGGAAGTGAGTTTCAAGTTAAGTGTATCTCAGGTCTTGTATCCGATAGACCCTTCATTGAACGTATTAGTGACATTGTAGAAGCAGACTTCTTTGAAAGTGATGCTCATCAATGGATTGTCAAGGAAAGTATTAAGTACTTTAATGAATATCGTGATCTACCAACACTTAATGTGTTTAAGGTCAAATTGGAAGTGGTAACCAATGAAGTGCTCAAAAAGAGCATTGTAGATAATCTTAAATTGATCTATCAAAAGATGAATGATGGCGATTTAAAGTTTATCAAAGAAGAGTTCCTAGAATTCTGTATCAATCAGAAGTTAAAGAACGCTATCATGGAAAGCGTTGACTATTTGAAGATTGGTCAATATGAAAAAATCAAAACCAAGTTTGATGAAGCGCTTAAGGCTGGCATGGAACGAAATATTGGTCATGATTATGGTGAAGATGTTGAAAAACGAATGACGGTAATGGCTCGTAGCTCTATCAATACCAAGTGGGAAGTTATTGATGGTTTGATGGATGGCGGTCTTGGACCTGGTGAACTTGGAATTATTACAGCTTGTGCTGGTAGTGGTAAGAGTTGGGTACTATGTAAACTAGGTGCCGAAGCAATGAAACAAGGTAAAAATGTAATTCATTTCACTCTTGAGTTGAATGAAAACTATGTGGGTCTACGTTATGACGCTTGTTTTACCGGAATTGATTTCCAAAATATTCGTAACAACATCTCAGTAGTACGTGAGAAAATTGCGCAAGTGCCTGGTAAACTAATTATTAAGTATTTTCCAATCAAGACTGTATCAGCTCACAGCTTGAAGGCTCATTGTGAACGATTGGCTATGTTGGGTACTAAGGTAGATATGATTATTGTTGACTACGCAGATATTCTACGTCCAATCAATAGTGATCGTAACAGCAATAGTTATCAAGAAGCTGGTGGTATTTATGAAGAACTTCGTGCTGTAGCTGGAGAACTACAAGTTCCTATTTGGAGTGCTTCTCAAAGTAATCGTGCTGCTATGGAAGAAGATATCATTCAGGCTAACAACATTTCAGATAGTTATCGTAAGATCATGACTGCTGACTTCGTTATGTCACTAAGCCGTAAGGTTAATGATAAAGTTAGCAATACTGCTCGATTCCATATTATTAAGAATCGATTTGGACCAGATGGTTTGACATTCCCAAGTAAGATGAACGCTGGATGTGGTCAGATTGAAATATTCAGCGAATCTTCAAGAGAAGGATTAGCACTTCAAAATGAAATGATGAATGGTGAAAACCAAGTCAAGAAGGCATTGAAGAATAAGTGGAACGCTCATAGCAGTTCTGAAGATGGAGACGAATAATTCATAGTTGTGATTATAAAAAAAGTATCAAAAAAAACTTAAAAAAGTTAGTCACAACATGGATCAAAGAGACTATTGAAGAATAGTTATCTTTTACCAATATATTTTATGAACAAAGAAATTTTTATTAAGAAGCGCAGTGGCAAGACAGAAAAGTTTAACGCAGATAAAATCAATAAGGTTTTACAATGGGCCACAGATGAAATCAAAGGTGTTGGTTTTGAAGAAGTCGCAATGAATGCACATTTGTCATTCTTTGATGGCATGAATTCAAAAGATATTCACAAGATGTTGATTGAAGCGTCTGCTAATTTGATTAGTGAAGAAAAACCAAATTATCAATATGTTGCTTCACGATTGATGAATTATCAACTTCGTAAAGAAGTTTGGGGAGGTAAAAATCCACCAAAACTATATGATCTAGTAAAAGCTAATATTGACTCATTGGTTTATGATGAAGAAATTCTGAACTGGTATAGTAAACAAGAGTTTGATAAACTAGATGAATATCTAAAGCATGATCGTGATTTTAACTTTACGTATGCTGGTATCAAACAATTGTGCGATAAATATTTAGTACAAAATCGTGCTACCAAGAAGATTTACGAAACTCCTCAGTTTGCATATATGTTGATCGCAATGACTTTTTTCAAAGACTATAAAGAAGGTCGATTGGATTATGTCAAGAAAGCGTACAACTATTTTAGTAAACACAAGATTAATCTGCCTACTCCAATTATGGCTGGAGTAAGAACGGTAATGAAGAGTTATGCTTCATGTTCACTATTCACGGTCGATGATGATCTACGTAGTATTTTCAGTAACAATAGTGCAGTTGGTTTTGCCACCGCAAGTCGTTATGGTATTGGATTGAATCTATCAAGACTACGTGCTACAAATGCTCCTATCAGAAATGGTGAAGTAATGCACACCGGACCAATTCCGTTTGCTAAAGCATTTGAATCTACCGTAAAGAGTTGTCACCAAAATGGTATTCGTGGTGGTAGTGCCACCGTCAACTTTGCTTGGTTCCACTATGATATTCTAGATATTCTTGTACTAAAGAATAATCAAGGAACTGATGATAATCGTGTACGTAAGCTAGATTATTGTATTGGTTTGGATAAACTAATATTTGAACGTTTCTTAAAGAATCAGGATGTGACACTATTCAGTTATCATGAATGTCCTTCACTATGGAATACCTTTGGACTAGAAGGATTCAAAGAAAAGTATGAAAAGGCTGAAGAAAACAAGAATATTAAGTTCAAGAAGAAGGTACCTGCTCGTGAATTGATGGGACTACTTGCCAAAGAACGTCTTGAAACTGGACGTATTTATACAATGTTCGTAGACCACGCAAATGAACATGGTAGTTGGCTTGATCAAGTAGATACAAGCAATCTATGTCTTGAAGTTAATCATCCATTGATTCCAATCACCGATGTTAATGATAAGAATGGTGAAATCGGCGTTTGTATCTTGGCAGCATTGAATTGGTTGGAGATCAAAGATGATGAAGAAATGGAAAGTGTCTGTGACATTATTGTTAGAATGTTGGATGCTTTGATTGAACATCAAGATTATTTCGTACCAGCCGCAGAAAACTTTGCTAAGAAACGTCGTAGTCTTGGTGTAGGTGTAAGTAATTTGGCTGCTCTATTGGCTAAAGAAGGATTGAAGTATTGGGATAAGGATGCTCCTAACTTTGTTGCCAAGTGGATGGAAAAGACCAGTTATTATTTAATCAAGGCTAGCGTTGAAATGGCTAAAGAGTTTGGTAAGTGTGAAAAGTTTGATCGTACTAAGTTCAGTCAAGGAGTATTGCCAATTGATACTTATAAGAGAGACGTTGATGAATTTATCACTGAACCTTTACATTGTGATTGGGAGGCTTTACGTGCAGAAGTTAAAAAACACGGAATGCGTCATAGTACACTTACCGCATGTATGCCTGTAGAATCAAGTTCAGTAATTCAAAGCAGCACCAATGGTATTGAACCACCGCGTAGTGCTATTAGCTTCAAGGGTAGCAAGAGCAATATTTTGCCAGTAGTAATTCCAAATATTGATAAGTACAAGGAAAATTATACATTTGCTTTTGATATGCCAAACAATGAGGGTTATTTAAAGGTAGCAGCAGCTATTCAAAAATTTACAGATATGAGTATTAGTACAAATACTTACTATATCCCATCCCGTTATGAGAAGAATAAAGTTCCTGTTCAAGAAGTAATTAAGGATATGTTATTGGCCTACAAGTATGGATTGAAGAATTTGTATTATGCTAATACTGATGATGGCGACAAACAAACCGCCATGGATGAAAAAAAGACGGAAATAAAACAACCAGTAGTACAAGAATCCGGTTGTGAAAGCGGAGCTTGTGCTCTATAATAGGAGGATAAAATGAAAACGGTGTTAAATAAGAAAAATATAGACCAGTTAAGAAATCCAATGTTCTTTGGAGAAGATCTATCATTACAACGATATGACTTGATCAAGTATCCTAAATTCTACGATTTGTATGATCAACAATTGAATTTCTTCTGGAGACCACAGGAAGTTTCTCTTGTCAAAGACATCAGTGATTACAAGAATCTTTCACCAGAAGAACGATTCGTATTTGATAGTAACCTTAAGTTTCAAACTATGACTGATAGTATGTTGAGTCGTAGTATTCATGAACTTATGAAACACGTAACAAATAGTGAATTGGAAATTTGCATGAATGCATGGAGTTTCTTTGAAACTATTCATAGTAATAGTTACACATACATTCTTAACAATGTTTATCCAGATGCTACTAAATTCTTTGATAGTGTCTTGGAAGACCAAGAAATTGTTAAGAGAGCTACCGCAATCAGTAAGAAGTATGATGAACTACTAACACCATCAGATGATGTTAAACAACAATTGTTTGATGCGGTATTGGCAACTCAAATTACTGAAGGGTTGATCTTCTACGTATCATTTGCTTGTAGTTTCTATTTTGGATATCGTGGAAAGATGGAGGGTAATAGTAAGATTATTAAGTTTATCAGTAGAGATGAAAATCTTCACGTAGCTATTACTCAGAACATCATGAAGAATTGGATTAACAATCCAGATGAAGGATTCCAAGATATTGTCAAAAAGAACGAAGATAAGGTTTATGCTGCTTATGAAATGGCAGTTAATGCTGAAAAGGATTGGGCCGATTATCTATTTAGCAAAGGAAGTTTGATTGGATTGACCGCTGAAAGTTTAAAACAATACATTGAGTGGTTGGCTAATAACAGACTATCAAGTATTGGATATAAGAAATTGTATCCTAATACCAAAACTAATCCATTAGCTGGATGGTTGGATAGTTACTACGATAGTAAGAAACTACAAGTAGCTCCTCAAGAAACTGAATTGAGTAGTTATGTAAAAGGTATTGATAATACCATTACAGAAGGTGCATTCGATGACTTTAAGTTGTAATTAATTTATTCGTTTATTTAACTGATCCTATATTTATAAGATAGGCACGCTATATGAACGATAAATTAAAACAATCTTTAAAGAAAATAATCCGTGAAACCATCGAAGAAAAGTTAACGGAAGTACAAAAATCTTGGGCTGAAATGATGGAGAATCTATCAAAAGACATCAAAAAGCCTATTGTATGTGATGACGCTGGCAATTATAACATTTGTGAGTGTGAACCACATCATTTCAGCCTAAGACCAATTACCCAAGATATTTTTGACGTTCAATACTTCAAAGATGCCTCAGACAGAACCAAAAAGTTGTATCTTCGTTACGAAGAACTCAAGAAGTTTGTTAAAGAAAAACTAAACTCTAAAGATTTAAACTACGTAGATGCCGCTTACGAACGTAATGTAGATAATAGTAAAGATAAACAAGGTGGTAAGAAGGCCGATAAAGCAGCTGACGAACAAAATCTAGTTGATCCAGAAAAGAACAATAAGGTTGTCAAGAGTATTAAGGCCAAGAACATGAACGATGAGAAAGATAATCCAGATCAACCAATGCGTGCGGTTGGCAAGTTTGAAACTCAAGTTCAACACAAGAGTCCAAAGCCAAGTTATACACCACCAACTCTACCAAAGAATTTACAGAAGTTAGTTATTAAATATACCAAAGGTGGTAAAGCCAAAAAGAAATAATTGACATCTTTATACTTTTGATATACTATAAAAGTATATCTAAAAAAAGGATACATATGAAAAAATTGATTACTATCGCAGCATTGGGCGCAACTCTAGCTTCCCAAACATTTGCTGGTGATAGAGAATGGGCTACGGTTGGCAAAGTATTGACCGGAGTTGCAGTAATTCACGTTATTGATAGAATTGTAAATCCCCCAACACAAGTTGTATATGTACAACCACAACCAGTAGTTTATGCACAGCCTGTAGTAGTACAACCTGCTCCTGTAGTATATTATCAACCTGCTCCTGTTGTTTATGTACAACCACAACCGGTGGTAGTTGTACATGGATCGTGGGGTCGTCCAGTACATCATTATCATCACCACCATCATTAATAAAACTCAATGGTATTTTTTGTCGAGAAAACTTCCTCTTTTGATAGTTTTATGATTTGATTATCAATTTGAATTTCGACGCAGATAATATCTTGTTCAACTACAACCCACGCAGTACTTTTGAGTGGGTTTTTTATTTCATTACCAATTGCACGGGTTTCCATATATTGGTAGATACATAATTTATCTGGGAATATTTCGTGGTGACAATTGTTTACGGCGAAGAATATTTGTCCAGTTGATGATTTAAAAAAATCAATATATAGTTTTGAGTCTAAAAACTTTTTTGTTTCTTTATATTTCAAAGCTTTTAAATATTGAACGTCTAATTGATTGCCGATGACTATGTAATCCTCAGTATTAGTTTTTAAAACTTTACCAAGAACCACTTCTAATGGATTATCAGATAGGTTTTTATCTTGCAAAAAATTGTACCAATCAGATTCAGATCTTATATTTCCAACTTTTGCAAAAAACCAATTTATATCACAGAATAAAATGTATGTAGACACATATTCACAATCATCAATTGTGGACAGAACTGCGTTTTTATTTAAAGATATACATTCCTGTATTTTATTTTTTAAAAACTCTATATGTTCATCTGTGTAGACAGCATCACACTCAAGTCTAAGTACATATTTATACCCAAGAGTTTTTGCTAAATTAAAAGATTTGGTTATTGTATATAAAATATTTAACTCATGAGTTGGATGATTAATACATGGATAATTCAATTTGATATTATCAGATAAAACATAATGATTAATAAGACCATCGACAAATTTATGTTTTTCAAACAATCTGTTTTCTTTATCATATAAATAATAATCACAGAGATTTATATAATCAAACTTTGTTGGACAAGACGAACTATCAGCAATCATGATCTTACATCCCATTTTTTTCAAACTTTGTACGCACTTTTCATACATGAGAACCTCTTCATCAGTTTCAGCGTACATTTGTCCAATAATTAAAACATCATTATTCATATCTATAAGTATTATATAAATTGTATACAAAACACATGGTATTTTTTTATTTTGACCGTTGACATTCAAAAAAGTCGTGATAGACTGATCTTAGGTAAGAAACATTTAATATGAAGAACACAAAAAACGTCGCTAAATTGACCACCGCAACTGACTTTGATTTGAAGTCATATTTGAACACCTGTATCAACCTTCGTCCGGATTCGTTGATTATGGATGATATTAAGTGGAAGTATATGGTACGATCCGCTCTTCGTGGCAAGAACATTTTGCTTCTTGGTCCAACTGGTTGTGGCAAGACGCTTGCCGCTCAGACCGTCGCCAAAGTACTTGGCAAAGATAACAAGTTTTTCTATTTCAATCTGGGTGCTACGCAAGATGCTCGTAGTGCTTTGATTGGTAATACTCATTTTGATAAGAACACTGGCACATTGTTTAAGGAGTCTTCCTTTATTAAGGCTATCAAGACTCCAAATGCTGTTATTCTTCTTGATGAAATTAGCCGTGCTCACCACGATGGTGTAAATATTCTAATGACGGTTCTAGATGATCTACAACGTTATCTTCGTTTGGATGAAAAGGAAGACAACGAAGTGGTCAAGGTTGCTGATGGTGTAACATTTATTGCTACCGCAAACGTTGGTAATGAGTACACCGCTACCCGTGTTATGGATCGTGCTCTTCTATCACGTTTTCCTGTAAAGATTGAGATGAATCCTCTTGACAAGGACACTGAGTTTAATCTACTCAAGAATCGATTCAACCTAACTGATGTAGATCAGTTGGACATTCTGAAGGCTGTTTGTGAAATTGCCGATCATACACGCAAGCAGGTCAAGCAAGAAGATAGCAAGTTGACCAACTTTATTCCAACCCGTAGCACTGTGGAAATCGCAGAATTGATCGTGGATGGATTTAATTTACTTGAAATTGCAGAGACTACGATATATCCTAATTTTAACGACGATGGTGGCGTTGATAGTGAGCGCACTTATCTACGTCAGTTGGTGCAGAAGTATGTAAAGACCAATGCAAAGGAAACGTTGTTTGCTGATCCTCTAAAGACAGAACAACCTCCTTTTTAATAAATAAACAACAAAATAACATACGACAACTAATATGAGCAATTACAGCGACTTTTGGTATAAAGACTACGATATTGAATGGGATTTCAGCGATGATTCCGATATGGTAGATGTTTCATCCTCTGAAACAGAGTCAACCGCTGATCTCATTCGGTTGTCGTCTGCTCGTCGTGCAATTTCAAATTATGTCACTATTCTTACTGGTAAGTCTATTCCGGTGATGTTTAATGATAGTAATGTGAGTTGCACTGATGGTGAGGTTGTATATATTGGCAGTGATGTACATGAGAAGGATAACTTCGATGTTGCTGTAGGATTGGCACTACATGAAGCTAGTCACATTGTTTATAGTGACATGGAGTTGTACAAGAATATAAATGTCAATGTACCTCGCAGTATTTATAATCTCACCGAACCTTTGAATATTTCAAAACAAGAGGTGGCAGAGTTTTGTAAAATGATTTTCAATTACATCGAAGATCGATACATTGATTATAGTATTTACAAGTCTGCTCCTGGTTATCGTGGATATTATGAATCTTTATACGATAAGTACTTCAATAGTAAAGTTATTGATGATGGACTAAAGAGTCAGCTATATCGTACCACAACTCCAGATTCATACTCATATCGTATTATCAACCTAACAAATCTTAATACTGATCTAAGAGCTTTGCCTGGATTGTATGATGTTGCTAAACTTATTGATTTGACAAACATCTCACGTTTGGACACATCAGCTAGTCGTTACGCGTTGTCTTTTAAGATCGCTGAGATTGTTTTTTCTAATATCACAGAAGCATCTAAAAAGCCAGCTGAACAAATCATCGAACCTGGATCTGGTGATGGATCGGAAGGATCAGAATCTAAAGAGTCACAAGATGGTGATAGCAATACTACTATTGGTGGAACAGAGGTTTCCAACGATACTGGAGACGCATCTACCAGTTTGGATGATATTCTGGGAGGTGAGACAACTTCTGTAAAGCCACAAACTGATACATCAAAAGAAATCGGAAGTGATCCAAAAGTAAGCAAGACTAAACAAGGTAAGATTATTAAGGCTTTTTCTAAACAGAAGGATTTTCTAAATGGGAAGATTTCCAAGAAGAAAGTTACTAAAAAGGAAAAGACTTTGCTTGATGTACTAGAAAAAAGTCAGGTTGAAATTACAGATGTAGCTCAAGACTATATTCGCAACTATGGTGGCGTTGGTGCTATTGAGTGCATTGTAGTAAAGAATTTGACCCGTGAACTAATGGATTCTTCTGAGTTCGTATTGAAGAAAATCAAGAGTCATGACTATTATAGTCGTACTAGTGTTGATACCCGTGCTTTATACAATGATGATGTAGCTAACTATGTCAACTTGGGAATTGTGATGGGAGTTAAACTTGCTAAACGTATTCAGTTTCGTAACGAAGTGAATATTGATAAGTTCAGCCGTCGTCAGATTGGTAAGATTGACAAACGAATTCTTCATGAACTTGGCGCTGATGTAGAAAATATTTTTTACACTACGGCAGTACATAAGTATAAGAAGATGAACTTTCACATTACATTGGATGGCAGTGCTAGTATGGGTGGTGTTAAATGGTTAAACACAATCAAATTGTGTACCACTATTGCTAAGGCTGCTTCTATGTTGGATAATATTAATGTAACTATTAGTATTAGATCTACATATGGAAAGAATCCTTATGTTGTAATCGCATATGATTCTCGCAAAGACAAGTTTAGTAAGATTAAAAATCTATTTCCTTATATCGTTCCATCTGGATCAACTCCTGAAGGTCTATGTTATGAGGCAATTATGAAACACATTACGAAGTGTGATGTTGAAAGTGATAACTACTTTATCAATATTAGTGATGGAGAACCATGCTTTATGATTTCATCAACAAATGGATCATATAGCTATAGTGGTACTGCTGCTGCACAACACACTCGTAAACAGGTAAGTAAGATTACGTCTGCTGGATATAAGGTTATTTCATATTATATTACAGAATATGAAAATAATTCTTATGCTAATGTTCATCGTGATAACTTTAAAGTTATGTATGGTAAAGATAGTAATTTTATTAACTTCAATAATCTAAATCAAATCGTTTCCACTCTTAATAAAAAGATGTTGGAAAGTGTTGACGAATAATATATTTGTGTTAAACTTTTATTAAATCGCAGTATAACAATAAAACAAGGATAAAAAATGAAAAAGACAGATCGTAAGAACAAGACAAACCTAGTAGTAACATGGCCAACTAACGTGTTTTCTATTGAAGAACTAAACAATGCAAATCCTGAATTCGTAAATATTACTTTGCGAGTTCGACTTAAGAAGGCCATTGATAATGGTCAGGTTGGTGAGGTAGGATATCTACACAATGGCAAGGGTCGTCCCCGTGTGGTTCTTGCTTGTACTCCAATTAATGATCAACATATTATTGAGGCAAAGAATCGTGGATGTATTATCAAGGATGGTCTAAATGTCAATGTTATCAAGATTGATAATAAGGTTGTAGAAACAACTCCAGTTGTTGTTGAGAATGTTTCAACCGATAAGGTGACTGCTTAATTACTCACCTTTATGTGACCAAAGCGGACTCATTAACAAGGGTCCGCTTTTATCTTTTACATAATAAAGAATATTTGCACTCTTGGCATGTTTTTTTATATTCTTTATGATACCTTCTACCATGTTCCAACTGCCGTGATATATTGGTTCATCAAATGCACTATCATAAATTGCATACTTGATACTTGATATTTCGAATATGTAGAATGTATCTTCTTTTGGATTGATCTTTTTGTACTTCATGATAGGATATATATAAATATGGACGCACTACAAGAATTTTTCGGGGTTGAGGCATTTGATTATAATGTCAATAAACAGAAGTTGATTGAGAACCTAGACTTTTTGAAGTCTATGAGTGTAGAAGAACAAACCTTCTATAAGAAATGGATTGAAGTTCAAAGCCTCAATAACTATTCTTCTAGAGCAGTTCAGGCAAAAGCCAAGATTTGGACTCCAACTGATATTCACAATGAGTCATTGACTATCAAAGAGATCCAAGAACTAAATCCTACCGTTGTACATGTAAACAATAAAGTTCTAGAGAACGATTGGTTGATGCTTAGAACCTTTGTTCATACAATGGAGTTTGCTCAAACACCAGGTAGATTTGTTAAGTTTCTAATTACGGATGGTAATATGGATAACCCAAGATATTTGGGAGTCATTAGTATGTCCAGCGATGTTATTACTATTACTGACCGAGACAAATACATTGGTTGGACTCCAGATGATAAACTACAAAACAAACGATTGGCTCATAGTGCTATTGGTAGTTGTATCATGAGTACCCAGCCGTTTGGATATAATTTCTTGGGTGGTAAGTTAATTGCAGCTCTAGTCACGGCAGAGACGGTCAGGAACGCATGGCAGGCTCTATATAACCAGCTTTTAGTTGGAATCACTACAACCAGCCTCTATGGCAGTTATAGTATGTATAATAGTCTAAAGTGGTGGCACAAATGTGGTACTAGTGCTGGTAAAATGTCTATTAAACCAGATGATTCAATTTACAAAGTATGGCATGATTGGATCAAGGATAATAAATCAGAGAAATATCAGAAGGCTATGACTCAACGTGAAGGTGTAAGTGGGCCTGTAACTGGAGCAAAAGCTAGAGTTATTGGTATGATTTTCTCAGAGTTGGGTATCAAACAAAGCACATATGTACATGGATTTGAACGGGGTACATATTATGCTTGTCCATATAAGAACACCAAAGACTTTCTATGCAGTAAGATTGATGAAAGTAAGTTAATATTCAATCCATTATATACAGAAAAGGCTATTTTGGAATGGTGGAAGGCCAAAGCTATAGCCAGATATCAGACTTTGAAAGCTGAAAATAGACTAAAGGACGATATTCTTTATTATAATCAAATGATTGGAATGGACTATCAAACTGCTAAAAATAACTATTTTAGTGAGGTGGGAAGGTAGACATTTACTATTTATTATAGTAAATATGGCGAGTAACAACGATAATTCAAATTATACATTCTCAGATAGATTCCAAAGATTTATTCAAAAGATTGCTAATTTTGCGCAAACCGCCAGAAGTACTGCTCAGATTGATAATAGTCCTACCGATATATTTACAGGTGAACAAGGTGAGTTATTAACAAAGTATAAGAACAAAATCTTTTATCGTAAAAATGATAGCAGTGACTTTGTTAGTTTAAGTGATGAATATGTTGACTTAACAAATCAATATGAATATATTCTATCACAGGGTGTAAACAAATATGCTACTTGGCAAAAGACCAGTAAGACCGATGAAAAAAACTGGACCTTCACTGGTTATTTTAGTCCAGTGTGTGGTGTAGATTGTTGCGTCACCGGATCAGTTTAATATTGACAATTTATAAAATCGTGTTATATTGAATACAATGAAAAAATCATTGTGCTGCATTTCTCTTAAACTTCAAGAACAAGGTGTCAAGGCTAATACCATGACCAAAACCAGATTTCTTGCTCTTGAACGTACTAACGCATTATCTATTGTATCCAAACGTACACTTAATAATGTTATTGTAACTCGTAAAACTATTGAGTTTTGCGGTAAACGTAACTGGAATTATCGTATCTCAAGCGACTTGTTTCCCTTAGCTACGTTACCAGAAGCTAATCTATCACTTAGTGTTCTTCCAGATTACAATCTAATCCTACAAGAATTCAAGTTGACATCTGATATTATCAAAAAGTACAATGTACGTTGTAGTACACATCCAGATCAATTTGTTGTACCAGCTAGTGGTAATGCATCGGTCTCTGCTAAATCAATTGTAGAATTGACAAACCACGCTACTATGATGGATTTGTTTGGTCTTCCTCAATCATATGAGGCTCCTATTAACATTCATATGAATTGTTTCAAAGGTGACCTCAATCAAATCGCTGATAGGTTTATCAACGTGTACAATACATTGCCAGTCAATGTAAAGTCTCGACTGGTGCTTGAGAACGAAGACAAGCCAAATAGCTGGAATGTACAACAGCTGTATGATCTAATTTATTCCAAGACTGGTATTCCAATCACGTATGATAACTTACACCATCGTTGCAACCCAGGTAATTTGACTGGTAAAAATGCTGCAATGCTGGCCAAATCAACGTGGCCAGATCGAGCATTATTTCACTTTAGTGACAATGATCCAACCAACAAAAATCCTCGTGCGCATGGTGATTATGTTCGTGATATTCCAGATGAATATGTTGATCTTGATGTAGACTTTGAATTTGAGTTCAAAGCTAAAGATTATGCTATTGAACGTTTTGAAACACAATTCAAAATATAATTAATCAAAGTTGTTGACGAAACAGAAACAATAGTGTAAAGTAATTTCAAGTTGGTGATGAACTAACGAAACGAAAAAATAAACAAATAAAAAAGAAAGAAAAAATAATATGTATACTCGTACAAACGCTCGTAACAAGACTAACTTCGTAGGCCACAATTCCACTGGTGTTGAACTATATCTCTCAACCCCAATGCCAAAGGCTAAGAAGGCTGCTCGTCTAACCATTCGCTCTGGTAAGACCCGTGTTGACCTAGATGGTCGTCAGATTAAGGCTCTACGTGAAGTCTTGAATGCTGGTTACACCTCTACTTCGACCGCCTCAGCTAAGTCTGTTACTTCCGCTAAGACCGCTACCAAGTAATGAACCAAACAACATCTAACGATGTTATTATGTGGTTGCTACTAATGGTGGCAACCACGTTTTCTATTGCATCGATTGTTATCACATACAAACTTGTACAAAAGTTTGATGACTTGCAAACCAATATGGTTGAGATATTGGAGATTCTTTCGGCTGAACGAATCAAGATGGTAAAAGATCTTGAGGAATTAAAACGTAGGGTTAGAATTCATAGTAATGAAATCAAAAAAGAAAACAACGGAAGAAACAATAAAGGTTAAAGGTTTGTTTGACCATGTAAAACATATTCGACAAACACAAGATCCTGATTATTATGACTCATTGAGTGAATCCGACCGAAAGACATTTAGTAAGTACATGATTTTACGTGTACTTAGTATGGACAAAACAATTATTGAGGAAATCTCATATGTATCAAAATACTTTGAGGTATTGCCTGAGAAACAATTCTACAAACTTTTAATTAACGCTTTGCCAAAGAGTTATGGATTTAGTCCATATATCAAGAGTAGCAAGAAGGCAGTTAATGAAACAATACTTAATTGTCTTTGTTCATATTTTAATGTGGGATCTAAAGATGCTACGGATTATTACAACATACTTATTTCACACGAAACAGGTTTGACCAAAATGATTGAGTTGATCAAATCACATGGTTATTCTGAAAAAGAAACGGAAAAGTTATTTGAATAATATGAACGATTTACAAAAATATTGTTTCGAAATCAGCGAATATCCCGTGTGTAAGTGGGAACATTATTTTGATATTTATGAAAATTACTTTGCTAAGTATAGAGATAAACCTATTTTAATGTTAGAGATAGGAGTTCTAGCTGGTGGATCTACTAGAATGTGGAAGAGTTACTTTCATAAGGATAGTAAAATTGTTGGAATTGACATTAATAGTTCTTGTAAAGAACTTGAATGTGATGGAATAGATATTCATATAGGAGATCAAAATGACAAAAACTTCATTGAAAGTCTGATTGAAAAATATGGTAGTTTTGATATTGTTCTAGATGATGGTAGTCATATAAACCAACATCAAATTAATACATTTGAGTGGTTATTTCCACACATTGTGGATGGTGGTATCTATTTAATTGAAGACACACACACCTCTTATTGGAAAGATTGTAATGGTGGATATAAACTACCATCTAGTTGTGTTGAGTATTCAAAACATCTGATTGATCAGTTGAACGCATATTTTTCTGAATCAAATCATCTAAAACCAACATATTATACAAACAATATTGAATCAATAAGTTTCCACGATAGCATAATAGCTTTTAAAAAACAAAAAAGAAAATTTACTCCACATGACGTTGTTTTCTATAAAGGAAAATTGTCATCGGAAGGATGTATACATAAAAAAAATATAATATCATGAAATTAATCGGCATATCAGGAGTTGCTCGTAGTGGTAAGGATTTATTTACAACCGTAGCACAAGAAGTATTAAAACAACGTGGTCTTAAAACGGAGAGGTTTGCTTTGGCTTATGAACTCAAAAGCGATCTCAAAGATTTGATTCATGCAAAAACTGGTATTGATGTATTTACAGAAAATACTGAAGAGAAAAACATTATCAGACCACTATTGGTTGCCTATGGTGATGTAATGCGTAAAATTACTGAGGGTAAATATTGGACTCAAAAGGTTGAACAACGTCTTGGTAAATCAAATGCGGATGTGGTATTTATCACTGATATACGATACGATCACTATATTGAAGATGAATGTGCTTGGCTTCAAAACAAACAAGGTGGCAAGTTGATTCATGTTACCAAGTATGTAATGTCTCCTATGCCTCAAGGTAAGAGATTTAGCAAAAATAAACAAACTAAGGTTTATCAAACTGCGCCGAATGAACATGAACTAATCAACGATCCAAAGGTTAGAAAGCGTGCTGATCTAAAGATTGAATGGGAAGATGTGTCAAATCAAGGTGGGGATATTACAAAGAATGCAACTATTGTAAAAATTGTAACTGATGCTTTGCTTGAAATCAAAGTGTTAAACAATTTATCTTAACTTTATACGTTTGATTTCATGATGAGCATTATGATTGAAGACGATATACTCATCAGTAGTCATAGTTCTAAATAAATTGATATAAGCATCTGATTGTGTTTTGATGAATGTGATGTACAACACATTACATTCTTCTGATTTATTAGCTTTTTGTTGTTTCTTACAACTACAGATGTTATTTAACAAAGTAATACAATTAGATAATTGACCTTCTATTGGAAGATTCTTACCTTTGATAGAATTGAAAAATTGTTGATAGCTACTAATTGTCATAACAACTTCTTAATAATTAAATAAATAGTTAGACTAGATATATAATTAATAGGAAATATCAACAAGCCATATATTTGACTATAACCAACGCTGTATACTAACAGATTGGATGTTATTAGTGTTGACCAAAAACATAAACAAATTGGACAAGATACTAATTTAGTAAAGTAGCTTGGATACTCACTATACAGAAAATCTGGATAATTAGACATCACATCAACTTCCATTTTGTATTTATGAAACTCATTTATCTTCAACAAGTTTCGTGTATTGGTTAGATTTGCAATGGTTTGGACAATATCACTTTCAAACCACACCACCATCATAAATGATATCCAGAAGATTAAGGGAATATTAAAATCTGCTAAGTTCATAGTGTTTGTTTAATTAATAGTTTCTTTTTATACCAATCATTGTTTGTATCGATTAGATTATTTTTATAATCAACCAATTTATTAACTTTGATTTTAAAAATGTCATATTCCATGATACCAATCTGACCACTATCTTCCAACATTAATTGTATCATGTTGAAAAACTCAAAAGATTTATTGGTCAACTTTGTAGCATCAAACTCAATTAATACATCGTTTGTACGTTGATCCTCTAGACTTTTTAGTTTCTTTGAAATATCAATACGTGTATTTTTTTGTTCTACATTCACATAACGTTCATATGGTGCATCAGAATAGATGGTATCGCACCAAGGTTCTAATAGAAGCAGTTTATATTCATCAATATTCATGACTACAAAACCAACGTCATATCTATTTGGAACGATTGGTTTCATTGTATCATTGTGTTTTACAAAATGACCCCACTTACGAATAAAGTTTCTGGCACTCTTGACGTTTTGATTTTGCCACTCTTCACTATCCTTTCCGATTGAAGTAATGGTTGGATTGAATCTACTTCCTCTACAAGTTAAGTGATACACACAAGCTTCCCACAATTGGATAAACTTGTATCCACTCAATAAAAATCTATTGAATATATCGCTGTCTTCTTTGGAGGTTGGTGCAAACAACAAATCGTGTCCACCTATCTTATTAAAGTCTTCCTTATAAATTGCCCATGGAGCAAAAACACCTTCTGTAACCTTTTCTTTGCGAGATAATTTTGTGTCAATCATCCACTTGTCAAACGCTTGTTTTTTAAAGTTCTCTGGTTCCATACCAAAGTCTTGAACGATCTTCTCTGGTCCACCAGGATGAAGTGGTGGTTCTATACGAGTCAAACACACAATGGTCTGTGGTTTGAGATGTTTTTCAATTAATAGATCTGCGTTCTTTGAAATATACATGTCGGCATGATAAATCATAACAATGTCGTTGGTAGCCACATCGTGAACCAACGTGTTATATAATTCAGTCATACCCTTTCTAGTTGGACCATCATTACGGATAGCTCTGAAATATGGATCTGATTTAATCATTTCTTGACACCAATCCCATGTGCCGTCACTACTAGCATCGTCTGCAACGCATACTTCGTGTTCTTTGTGGCTTAGATTTGAACGTAGGGATTCGTAACACCACTTTAAATATTTTAGATTGTTTCTTGCGGGTATAACCAGACTAATATTCATAATTTAATGTTTTTACTTTTTTTGTGATTTTCTACGGCTGATATAAAACGTAAATTGTTGATATTTCCTATTTCTTCGGGAGGTATATTATTTTTATAACCATATATTATTGGTTTTATATGATCGATGTGAAAAGCATTTTTATCTATATCAACTCGTGTTCTTTTACAACGATTATAACCATCTAACAAATGTAAAGGCTGTGATTCGGTTATTTTCCAAACTTTTTTATAATAATTGATTTTATTTATATCTTCGTTGATATATGCGTGTTTAGTTCTACATAACATACTACAATACTTTCCAGTATATTTTCGTTTACCAACCGCCTTATAGGAGTTTCCGCAATATATGCATTTTTTTATAGTTGCGTTTTTAAAATTCCAAGGTTGTCTGCCTTTTAGAGAATCGGAAATTTTTTGTTTGTGTGTGTTAGGCATTCCATTACGAAATTGAAAAATAGTACCACAATTCTTAGAACAATATTTCTTTTTTGTTTGGTATGTGTTCCAACTCATGGTTTTTGATTTTTCCATGATCAAACCACAATTTTTACACTTTTTTAATTTTGTAGAAGATTCAATTGGCCGCATATTAATATATATCTACTTGGTAAAATAAAACTAATTTTCATCTTTTAATACATATCAGATAACCACCCGATTTCTCCACGGTGAATAGTTTATTTAATTTCTCAATCCACCAACTTTCTGGTTTAACTGTCATATGAAGTATTACCCCATTTGTATCTTCACCTGATTGTCTATATGCAATAGAAAACACACATCTATTTTTAACAACTCGGTTCATTTCTGCAAAAATTACATCTATATCGTTTTCTAAGCAGTGTTCTAAACAATCAAATGATGTTATTATATCTATAGAATTATCTTCAAACGGAAGTTGATGAGCTTCACCATCTATAAATTTAATGTTTGGATTATCGATAACATTACCAGTTTTTACTGAAGCAATGTCCATTCCATATACTTTTTCAACTCCTGATTTCTCTATAGAGTCACAAAAATTACCAAATCCACATCCTATGTCTAAAACCGATGTGGGTTTTATACGTAATATATATGACATTATGTTTTTTCCATGATTTCCTCGACCATATCCTCTAGAATCATTTTTTTTTCTATAGTGTTGATCTTTATCTACGTAAATAGATTCATACTTATCTCGTTCTAGTTTTCTTGATTCTTCTATATTCATATTAAATTGCTTTCTCCAAATCGTTTAGACCATCCTAAAAATGAACTTTTTGGATTACCATTAATGGTTGTTTTTGATAATATCAACATTTCTATAAATGCTTCTATCATTGATGGTTCGTTTCTTGCAGCGTTATAGTTCCATCTTCTATTATCATTGTCAACGATGGATCCATTCCAACCACTCGACTTGTCAAACTTTTCGGTATAATATAATTTTGGATAAAATATTAGGTTTTTATTTGATTTTAGTGATTGTTCTACTTCTTTTTCATCGGTACATACAAAGATTTTTTTGTCTTGATTTTTATCAATAAAGTTCTTGGCAAACTCAATATTTGAGTCTCTGGATGGAAAATCGGACGCTCTTATGTGAAGACCTAGTGTGTTTTTATCTATGTTATTTGATAGTACAAATCTAAGCACCTCATTTTTAACATAGTTGTTTATTTTTACACTACTATAACAATCTTTGAGATTCGACGTAGGTACATGAATGTTATTGGTTAGATATGCAAATGAATTGTGATTTTGAATAGATTGGTTTAAAAATACTAATCTGTTATATTTGATATCTTGTCTATGTGCGTATAATGGAATGGATGGGTCTAATTTCTTATCTAAGTCAGTAAGTGTATTTTCAATATACTCAAAATTAAACTCAAGCAACAATCTCAAATCAAAATCGGTTGAGTGATTTCTGAGGTTGTTAATAACTAATTTCTTGTGGTGTAGATTAGACAAATATATACACTGAAATAGTCCATTGAACTTATTTCCAAGACCACCATCTAGTATAACAATAATTGAATTATCATATCTTAACATAGATGTATATTTTCATTACAACCACTTAAATACCAAGCAACTTCTGAATATGTACTTATGGTGTTTAGAACCATATGATTTCCTTTGGATAACAAAACCATGTCTATAAAATCATCTTCATGTGATCTTTCAGAATTGTTTGTTACATATCTAATAAATTGCTTGTTGTGACATTGAGATTTTACCAGATTAAATTCTGATTGAGAGTCAGATGATATCAATATTTTATTGTCAGACAAGTTATTGATGTAGTCTATACACGTTTGTCGGCCAACATTTACCCAGTTTAAATGTCGTTCCAAAGCGTATCGTGATGATTTATCATTGGAAAAGTTATCTGCTTTAAAACTACGAATATGAACCGAACTATAACTTCCATGATTTTTAATAAAATCATCGACTTTATTGTTTACTAAATCACTATATTGTAATCTATTTTGAACTAGATTGATTATTTTTTTTCTAAAACTATGTGGTATTCTAAGATATTCATGATCAACGTTACGACCATTAACATCACAATTATGAAATCCTTTGTCTGACGTAGAAAATTTACAAAATCCAGCAGGTATTTCTGAATCTGACGGCAAAGTTACTATTCTCCATGTATTAAGAGGTGTATATTGTTGTTTGGAATCCAACTGACATAGGGTTTTGTCTTTGAATATATTTCCAAAATAGCACATGTGACTCTTGGATTCTGGATGCAATCTAAGAGCTGAGATAAACTTTTTTATCTGATTACCCATACCACCGCCACCTGACGTTACATGAGGCATATTATTTCTTTGTAAAGAATGACCAGTTCCACATACTTTCAAACACCAAGTTATGACTCTTTTTTAATTCTGTGGTTATGTGTTCATGCAAAAACTCACCATTATTAACAAAATCATGAAACTGAATTTGTAGATGCTTTATTTTATTGATATGACCACTACTAATAATTCGTGGTAGAATTTCATATTCAATTCCTTCAATATTGATCTTTAACAAATCAACATGATCATATTCATTTAGTATTTGTACTACGTCACGAACAACAATTTCTTCTGGTGGTTCGTGTGCAAACTTAGCAACGTTACTTTGATAAGAGCTGTTTTTATCATTTTTTTTCTTTTGTTCGGCGTAATTGCCAATAGCACTACCTTCATCACATACGTGAATATGAGTTTTTCCGTTTAGGGTACTCACACCACAATTGAATGGAATTAGGTTTGGGTTATTTTTATTAACAATCTGTTGGTAGTAACGATTGACAGCTTCATAAATATAAACTTTACATCCATATTTAGACGTAATCTTTTCAGCGAATCCACCTGTAAAACCACCAAAGTCTAGTACAACACTATTTTTGTTTAGATCATAAGTATAACGCATGTTTTCATACGTAGCATTCCAGTTACCTCTTGTTTTCATAATAAATTTTTATTTGCTTGAAACCCAATTTTCTTATTTTGTTCAAACGGAAAATTGTTTTCCAATAAATATTCGTGGATCACATGCTTATACTTTTTATTTTTTACGTCAACCGACAAATTTAAATATTCTTGAACCAAGTCCAAATCCAAGAATGGATATCTTGATTCTATACCAAACGATCCAGCAACATATTCTTCTTTAGATATATAAAGTTCTTGAGTACCCTTGAAGAAATTTCTCCACGGAAACACAGACTTTAGATCAGATGGAAACACACCACCGAATGTACTATGACCATAGATTTTATTGCCGTTCATACCATAGTCAGAAATGATCTCATCGGCACCTTGACCAGAGATATATATTTTTCTACTATCTCTTTGAGCTAATGTACAAATATGAGCAAGTCCATAACACGCTTTATCTGATCTTATATTAATACTTAAATCCTGACTGGTGAAATCTTCACATTTAATACCAAACAAATTTGCAGACTGATAATCAAATTCAGACTTTTTAAGATTAATCAACTCCTTATTCTTGATAAGATTAAATCTTTGTTTGATTATATCAATATTTTCAGATGCAGCAACGCTATATGCTTTGTAGTCAATACCAGTTTTATTCAACGCACAACTTATAATTCCACTATCATATCCACTACTAAGTCCTATAAAGAACTTCTTATCGGCAGAAAACTTGGTTCTTTTTTCAATAGCTCTATCAAACTTTGAGATCCAATCATCTACATTATTTTTGTATTGGTCAAG